GCGTCGGCCCTGCGGCGGCGCGGTGTCGTCTGGCTCGCCCTCGTCCTCCGGCAGCGGCGGCTGTTCCTGATCGTCAGGGTCCGTCAGCGGCTGCGTCAGGTCGGGCGGCGGGGGTTCAGCAGGCGCTTGCGGCGCTTGCGGGAGGGTCTGTGCGGTCGCAGGCGGCATCCCGCCTGCGGCGTCTTCCAGTACGACATCGGCCATCACTCACGCTCCACGACGGCGTCCAGCGCCGTCTCCGGCACCAGCACGCACGGCCAGCCGTCCACCTGCACCTCTTCCACGGCGTAGCTGTCGAAGAGCACGCGGTCGCGCGGCTGCACGCTGGTGACGGTATCGCCTACTTGTAACACGAGGCCCATGCGGTCGGCGTCCTCGCGCGGGCTGGGCAGCAGCACGATCCGCCCGCGCCGTCGTTCGACGCGCGGCGGCAGCGCCACCAGCACAAGGTCAGGCCGCAGGGTCACTGCGAGTATTCCACGCGGGGGCCGAGGGGTGACGGCGCGTCAGGCTCCGGCCCGTGCTGCGTCGAGAGCTTCCGCTTGTACTCCTCGACCGCGCGCTCGGGGATGCTCAGGATGTCCACGGCCGCTTCGCGCGCCGCGATCAGCCCGATGGCCTTCTCGCCGATCTGCTGCGCGCTCCCGGCCCGCAGCAATGTGACGACCGTCTCCGCGAACACGCGCGCCCCGTAGCGCGTCGTGGCCTCGCTGCAGACGTAGGCCCAGCCCGGCGAGACGAGCAGCGCCTCAAGGTCACTGATGCGCTGCTGGAGGGCATCCGGGTCAGCGGTGGCGCGCGGCGTCGTGCGTCGTGCCATCACTGCACCCCGTGCGACATCGCGAGCGACATCTGCGCGAGCAGGTCAGGCGGCACCTGCGGCATCCCGCCCATGCCCGGGATCTGCGCGGGCGGCTCCTCTTGCGGCGGCGGCATCCCGCCCATGTTGCCCGGCGGTGGCCCGCCCGGCGGCGGTGCCCCCGGCGGCGGCGGGGGCGGTGCGCCCTGCTCCGGTCCCGGTGGTCCCGGCGGCGGCGCACCCGCGCCCGGGCCTCCCGGCGGCGGTGGCGCACCCGGTTGCGGCTGCGCGCCCGGCGGCGGGGCGGGCGGCTGCATTGCCTGCTGCACCTGCCACTGGCGCAGCGACCGCATCAGCTGGCCCTTGTTCGGCGAGTCGTAGAGCGACAGCGCCTGCTCAAACAACGGGATGATCACATCCGGCGACGAGAACACCTGCTGCAGCGTCGGGTTCATCTGCGCGAACCCGCCCATCACCTGCATGAACCCGTTGTAGTTGGACCGCTGCTTCGACTTGTCCGCGCTCTCCACCGAGCCGTGCGGCTTGCCGTGGAACGTCCCCGCGAGCGCCTGCGACGTGATGCCGCCCTCGGCGAGGTCGATCTGGCGGAACTGCAGCTGCTGCATGAACCGCTCGCTCGCTTCCAGCGGCGCTTCATCGGCCGCGCGCCGCCAGAGTTCGTGGCGGATCTTGAACAGATCCTCCATCGTCTCCTGCAGGTTGCGAACCTGCTCTTCGATGCGGACGAAGCTCTGCTCGGTCACCATCTGCACTTCACCGAGCGTGCGGCTCTCCTGCGGCGCCGAGCCGAGCGTCACGTCGTTCAACCCGCTCAACCGTTCGGCGGCGTCGATGACCGCCTGCTCGCGCCCGGCCATCGAGGCGGGCACGTCGGGCAGCGCCACCGGCTGCACGTCCTGCATGTCCTGCACGGTGATGACCGCGCCGACGCCCCACGGCTCCTCGTCCATGTCCCAGCCGCTGTTGCGGAGCCGCTTGATCGGCGCGTTGTTGACGAGGTTGCTGCGGTCGGCGATGGCGTTCCGCGTCCCCATGTGCTCTTCGCCGATGGACGCGAGCTTATCGACGTGGCTGTCGCCGTAGACGTTCAGCGGGTTCGGCGCCGGGCGGAACAGCAGGTAGCGCGGCATCCCGAGGTCGTCCAGCTGCACGCGCAGGATCTGCTTGTGGATGCTCGACAGCGTGATGATGTACCACTCCTCGCTGCCGTCGCCGTCGAGGTCGAGCAGGACGTGCAGTTCCCACAGTTCCTTCTCGATGGTCGTCTCGCTCGACTGCGCGGCCACGTCGATCCCTGCGGCCTGCACGCTCTGCGGCAGTTCGGTGCGCGTGCGGTCACTCGTCGCCGAGAGGCTCTCGACGGCGTCCTTGTCGTAGAGGCCGCTCTTCGCGCGGGCCTTCAGTTCCTTCAGCCGACGCCAGAACCGCTTCGCGTAGCACCAAACCTCGCTGTCGTCCTGCGCGTGCGCGGGCAGCATCAGGAAGTCGCGCAGCGACACGTTGCGATACGACGGGCCGCGTCGCACCGGCACAAACTCATCGACGGGCCGCGAGATCGCGCCCTGCGTGTCGGGGTCGTCGGCCTCCATCAGCCCGTTCTCGTCTTCCATCGGCAGCGGCTGGTAGTCGGGGCCGAGCCGCACCGCGCCGTTCTCCTCGTCCACCTGCGGACGCAGCGAGCGCACCGAGCGGCGCTTGATCATGTCGGCCTTCTCGGAGCACTCCAGCACGCCCGTGCCTTCGATCAGCGACAGCTGCAGCGTGCGCTGGATCCAGCCCTGCAGCCGCTCCTCTTCCTGCTTCCACTGGTGGAACTCTTCGACCATCGGCGCACGCGGCGCGGCGGCGCCCCAGCCGTCCACGACCCACACCGGCTCCACGAAGATCGTCTTGCAGAAGCGGGCGCGCATCGCGTCCACCTTCTCCGCGATGATCCACGTCGAGAGGTCAGCGGCCCCGGGGAACGGCAGGTCGCGCACGTTGCGCTTGCCCTGCTTGTAGAGCCAGTGCCAGTAGTCGAGGTCGCCGCCCGGGGCGATGACCGGGCCACGCGCCGCGAGCGCGCGGTCGATCTCCTCGCTCAACATCAGGACGAGGTCGGTCTTCTCCTCGGGCGTGAGCTTCACGTCGAACGGCGACTTCTCCAGCGTGGGGGGCTTGAGCTTGCGTCGGGTCGGACGCGGGCGCGGCGTCGTCGGCAGGTAGGGGTTCACGGCTTACTTCTTCGGGGGCTTCGGTCCCTTGGGCAGCTTCGGCGAGCGGCTCGGCTTGCGCGGCGTGTTGAGCGCCGGGAAGGTTCCAGAGATCTGCACGGGTGGCTCCTTCACGTTGTGACAGCGGGCGCAGTCGCCCACCGAGACGTGCAGCACACCGGGCACGGGCGGCTGCACCCGATAGCCGCGCCCGCAGCGACGGCACTGCGCCCACGTCTGGTTGTCAGAGATGGGCGCCGTGATGGCCTGCGTCAGGTCGCGCCGGTCGAAGGGGCGCACGACCCACACGCGCTCCCCGTGCCCTGCGCCGCGACGCGACGCGCGAGCACGGTCGTGATCACCACCGGCACCGCCAGCAACACCGCCCGACGCGGCGGGCACCGGCACACCGGCAGATACTGCCCGCACGTCGGGCAGCGCAACATGGCTACGCGCGCCGCAGCTTCCGACGCGCCGCGCCCGCCAGCCCCACCAGCCCGCTCCCGAGCAGCATCAGGCTCGCCGGTTCCGGCACGGGCGTGGCGACGAACGCATCCGCCGTGCCCGTGAACGACGCCGTGAACGAGCCGATGGTGTTGTGCCCGTTGAACGTGCTGATCGAGAACGGCGGCGTGAGGTTCGACAGCGACAGCGAGAAGCTCTCCGGGTTGATCAGCGCCGCGAGGTCGCTCGACAGCACCAACGCCCCGAGGGTGTTATTGGACGTGAACAGCGAGTTCGTCCCGCCGACCGCGCCCAGCTGCAACGCGCCGTTGAACGTGCCGTCGAGGTAGTCGAACGTCCCGGCCTGATTCGTCAGCGTGAACGTGCCGACAAACGGCTGGGACCAGATCGGCCCAAGCGCCACCGCGTCGCCGTTGCTGGTCGCCGTGAACGTCAGCAGCGCATCGGGGTCGAGCGGACCCATGAAAATCTGCGTGATGTTCACGTCGGTCGAGATCGCCAGCGACGTGGTGCCGTTGCCGTTGTCGGTGGCGACGAACTGCTGCGTGGCGATGTTGCCGAACGACGTGATGGTCGTCGCGCCCGCCGTGGCCGCGACGAAGACGAGGGCGACGACGAACCCGAGCAGACGACGCAGCATGGGGAGGCTCCTACTTGTCATCGAGACGATTGACCTCGCACGCCAACCACGCGGTGTCGGCGTAAATCAGGATGTCGTCGCCCGCCTCGTTCCGAAAGACGAGCGACCCGTTGTGGACGAGCACTTCGTGCGCGGTGACATCGCGCTCGCTGCCGTTGCTCAGGACGACGTGGTAGACGCGCATGGCCGTCAGAGCGGGTTGATCTCGGGCGTCTCGCCCTCGACCGGCGGCGTCGGCAGCGTGTTGTCAGGCCGCGCGTCGCTGGGCTTGTAGGCCCAGACCCAGCCCACGCCGGGCACGAACGCGTAGACCCACCCGCCCTCGGGGTGCTGCGCGGGCAGGTTCACCGGGTGGCCGGGCTGCGCGGGCGGCGTCGGCAGCGTGTTGTCGGGATACGGGAACCCCGGTCCCCAGATGCCCAGCGGCGGCTGCGGGATGCCGGGCGGCAGCACGATGGGGTGCGACGGGAACGGCGGCAAGCCCTGCGACGGATACGGCGGCTGACCCGGCAGGCTGTTGTCGGGGAACGGCGGCAACCCCTGCGACGGGTACGGGGGCCGATAGATCGGGTGCGACGGATACACGGGCGGCTGAGTGCCCGGTCCCCCCGGCCCGCCCGCCCACGGCGGTTTCGGCTGTGGCGAGGGCAGCGTGTTGTCGGGATACGGTGCCTCGCCGAGGAACGTGATGAGCGCAACGACTGATCGCATGGGTTCGGTGCTCCAGTTTGAGGGACGAGTTACTTGCGTTCGGCCTTCTCTTCGGCCTTGCTCTGCTTGCCCTTCGGCTCGGCCCGCTCTTCAGCGGCTTCACGCTTCGCGGCGCTCTTCGACGGGGCGGAACTCTTCGCCATGATGATGACCTCGCAGGCGGCGCTCACGATAGCACGACTCAGCGGCGGCGACTATTCGACCCGCCCCAGCGCCCACCCACACGGTGCGCGGTCTTCACGTCGGCGGGGTCGCGGTCCTGCTGCATCTGCCGCTGCGCCCGCTGCTGCTCCTTGTCGGCGTCCACCTTCGTCGGCTGCGCCGGGCCGTAGGCCAGCACGATGTACTCGACCGCGTTCATCGCGTGGTCGTAGAACCCGTCCTTGAACGCGCGGCGCGTGTTCGGCGACACCGAGTGCGCGATCTTCCGCGCGTCCCAGATGTAGCCCGCCTCCAGCGCGTCGATGAAGTGCGTGCTCGCGATGACGCCCTCCGGCGCGACGACGAGCCAGCGGTCGGGGTCCACCGTGAACGCTGCGCCCTGCCGCGTCAGCCGCTTCATGTAGCCCGCGAGGTGCTGGATGCAGCGGTCCCGCGCATCGGGATGGTTCGCCCCGCCGATGGTGTAGAGCATCACGCCATACTCGCGCAGCACGTCAGCGGCGCTCACGCGCGTGCCCTGCGAATTGTTCTGGTCCCCCGCCGGGTCGCCCGTGCTCCACACCTCGCACGGCAGCTTGCGCGTGCCGTCCACGTCGGGCGTCCCGCCGAACCAGAGCGCCCGCTGCGCCACCGCCATCGGCGCGAAGTCCTCGATGAACTGGTCGGTGCCGAGGATGCCGCCGAGCACCCGCAGTTCGCCCCACGGCAGGATCTGCGCCCACACCACCGCCGGATGCGAGTGCCCGAAGTCCCACCCCTCCAGCAGCGGCACGTTGGCGTTCAGGCGCAGCTTCTGGCTGTGGATGCGGGCGTTGAAGCAGCCCGCGTAGACCGGCTTGCCCACGATGCTCAGGCCGCGCTTGCCCTCGATGAACCGGCGCCGCAGCGCGTGCCCCTCGGGATACGCCTCCTCCAGCTTGGCGATGTAGTCGTCGCCGAGGTTGTGCCGGTTGTCGTAGACGCTCGTCCGCAGGTAGAGGTAGCCGTCCTTGCCGTTGCGCTCGGGGAAGTCTTGCGCGATCCAGTGCGTCAGCCCCGGCGGGTTCGGCGTCAGCAGCACCTGATGCGGGTAGCCCGGCTGCGACAGCCGCGCGGGCACGTAGTGCCGATACACGTCCTCGGGCACTTCCTCGGGCTGGTCGATGCCGAGAAACGCCAGCGTCAGGCCCGCCAGCTTGCCGTAGCGGCTCGTCTCCTCGGCGCTCTTGAGCGCCCGCAGGTAGACGCGCGAGCCGGTGCCGACGACCTCGTCGTACTCCTCGTCGCCGTGCCACTGCAGGCGGATGCCGTGCGTCGCGCACCAGTCGCGCCAGCGCGGCTTCAGTTGCGCGTCGAGCGCGTCCTGCGTCCACCGGCACAGCGCCCCGTGGATGCCGTGGTAGTCCACGCAGTAGGCCGCGCTCTTCGCCACCAGCGGCGTCGTCTTCCCGGCGCGGACGGCTCCCTCCAAGTCCACGTAGGGCCACTTGGCCGCGTCGGCGAGCAGGAAGGCCGACTGCACCGGGTTCCAGAAGTCTTTGACCTCGGGCATCAGTTCCAACGGTCAAGGACGTGCTCGATGGCCCACGCCACCGCGACTACGACGACGACGATGCCGATGACCCACCACACCGTGAGCATCACGCCCCGCCGAGCAGGTCGCGGATCTCGCGCACCAGCGTGCTGCTGTTCGCCGTCTCGCCGTGGTCGCAGAGCCGCAGCATCGCGCAGTGCAGCAACTGGGCGTAGCGTTCGTTGCGCCGCAGCACCGTGCGCGTGTTCTCCGTCAGCGTGAAGTCGAGCACCAGCCGCAGCGCGGCGTCGTCCTCGGCGTCGAACTTCCACCACGGCG